ATATCAACTCAGAATGCGACGCATCCAAGTCTTGAATCTGAGATCGAATGCTAGTTACCGAATCGCTACCAAACGCAGATGGGATATTACTTCCAGCAGGTGGTAGTGTATCAGACATTGTATTTGATAACCGATGAAACAACTTAATCGTTGCTGGGTGGTTAGCAAACATAGGGTTCTCAACTAACTCGTTTAACTCTGGAATCTCCTCAGCAAGTGCAGTAAACGCCTCAGAGCTACTTTTCATATTAACATCAAAGTTGCCCTGCCACTCTGCTTGTAATGCTGTTTTATAGTCAGCAATCTCTTTACCTTGTGACTCCGTAAGTTGGTTTGTACTTTCCAAGTACATCTGACCATAACGACTATACAGCATATTAAATTGCTGCTGCGTAAGACCAGCCTGACCTGCAAAGTCTACTAACTGCTGCAATGATTCATCATCAAAGTCAGGTTGCTCAGCACCTTCAAGTTCAATCGGCAGTGCCATGCTCTCTGGAATCTCATACTCGTCGTCTTTTGGACGCAAGTGCCCATGAAATTCATCCCATTGTTCAGCAGTCCAATCTTCTTGTGGGACCTCCAACCGTTTCTTGCCCAAAGCACTTTGTGCGTTTAGCATTTGGTTAGCAAGGGATGTAAAATCCTTTGTTTCCTGTAGAGCTTTTGCACCACGAACCTCCTCTGGGAGACTGTTAACAAAATCTCGATACATATCTTCGCTACCAAAATCCACACTAGGTGTAGACTCTGTGACGTTACTCTCAGTTTGGACGGGTGTCTCTGTTAACCCGCTACCCAAACCTTCTGTAGTTTCTTCACTCATCGTTTTGGTTTTCCTGTTCTATTTTACTTATTAACTGCTGAGGATCATCCTCCGCTAGTAGATTTAAAAAGCTCATTGCCAAACGACGACGCCCCTCGCTCTCACGAAGCTTGGACTCCTCACTGTGAAATACTGGCTTGGTGACATGACACTCCTTAAGTAGAACAGCAAAAAACCGCTTACCCTCTGGAGTCTCAAGTATCTGAATCAAATCTTCCCTAAGCTGAGCCTTCTTACGAAGCCGCTTAAGGTTCATTAAATGTAACTTCATATTATATATTCAGAAGTTGACCAACCCCCTCTGGGTCAATCGACTTAGCCTGAGCAATATCTTTCATTGCCCCTCCAATCTGCGGAGCAGCTTGTGCTGCCTGCATCATCTGTTGTTGCTCAGCAGCTCCTTGTTTCATTTCCTGTAGTTCTTGTTCAGAGCGAATTACCGACGGCTTGACGTTACGGAAACGTGCATAGTCCTCGAATAGCTCACGCTCATTAAGTGCCTCCATTAGTTCAGGCTTAACCTGTGCAAGTGGAGCGATGTCACGCATAAATGCGCTCATGTCAGAAAGTCGTGTTGAATACTGAGCCTGCGCTGCTGGACTTGCATACGCAATCTCCAACTCCACACCCTGCATCGACTCAGGTGCATCTGGTAACTCACCAGCACGATCAAGCATCTCGTACGTAATCTCAATTGCTGGTCCAATATACTCAGACTCCATGCGATTAATAAGCGGAGCCAGCTGATTCAACATCTGACCACGAGTATCCTGAATCTCAGTTACACTCTGACGCTCTTTCTTCTCCTGACGGATAATCTGGTCAACAAAGAATGAGCGATTAATTGTTTCACGATACATGCGGATCATGTCCATCATGTACTGTGGCTGGTTGCCTGCCATAATCGGCGACGGCGGATTACTGCCAGCTTCGTGGAACATCACCTGACGTGAGCCGTACTTCATGGGCAGCATAATGCTGTCCTCTTCGGCTGTCAGTGTTGGGAAATTCAAATACTCGGATGAAATCAAGACTTCCTTGACCATCTTATTGAGCACACGGATCTGGGACAAGCATGTAAATGCTGGTCCACGTCCGTACACCTCATCCGCTAACTTAGACCACCGAGGTACTAAGAATGTAAAATAACTTGAGCCGTCTACCTTTAGCGGCTCTTTAAATGATGGACACCAATAAGTAACCGTATATGGACGCTCGGGTCCAATACGACCACCCTTCTTCGCACGACTGTCCTTACTTGGCTCGATCGTATAGATCAGCTCATACTTAGAACTAATACCGCGATTCTTGTCATAGCCCTGCATGTCCTCAACATACGGGAACATCTGCTTTAACTGGCGCGCTGTTTTGAAACAACGATAGAATACAGTGTCCACACGCCCGTGCGAATCTACATCAAAGAATGTATCAGCCAACGGACGAGTGCGGAAATTAACAACCCCATCCTGATACGATACCTGTACAGGTGACGTACCGTACGCTCCGATATCTAGGAAGCACTCATGGGATGACGAATAAAACTGAGACTCTGGCAAAGCCAGCTCATGCAGAATACGATCAGATACCTTCTGCAGATACGTCAGCTCCTGTGGATTTAACTCAGATGTTGGGACGTCCTTAGCACGGAGATACATCCAACGATCCGACTTCGGTATGATATTCGAAGCCAGACCATTAGCAAACATTTGATTGCACCAGACGGCAGTGTCGTCGAAAATCTCTCGCGAGTCGTCGTCTTTACGTGTTGTGTGGTGGTGGTCGAACTCGTTTGAGTTCGGACGCACATACCGCTGGGCATCAATAAACATGTGGTCGAGATTCGACCGCAAAAGTTTTAGTTCCTCGTATCTCTGCTTAAGAGCGTCCATCTACATCTTAGGTCCAAGACCCATGCCTGTCGATGAATAGCTACGACGCTTCTGCTGCAATGCAGCAGGTCGAGACTTCCGTGCCTGACTCGTTGCAATCTTCCGCGAAGGACTTGCTTTCGTAGTCGGCTTAGTCGCCTGCTTAATCGGCTGCCTCGGAGCTGGAGCGGGTGGCGGGGGTGGTGGCGGAGGTGGTGGAGGAGGTGGTGGTGCTTTTGGTCTGCTTCCCATTATTCATATGCCTTTCTATTCGGTCCCATTTATAAAATTTATTAATCTCAGGAGAATCCTTTGTCATATGTCGATACCTACTAAAGCATACACTGTCAAGCTTGTATGGTGCTAATTCCAGAAACTGTTTGATTGGCTGCTTATTTTTGGACGCAGCATACGCCACGTACCAATATCGACCATGTTCCTCGTCTTCCTCGACCCTACCTAACATCAAATAATCGGGTCCGCTGTACACATATTTCTCTTCAGGCGCGCGGAAATTTAAATGCTGGTCTAGTAAGGCTATAAAATCCTCGCCCTTTGCGTGATATCGAATCACCGCTTCATCAATCATCGACAGATGATCACCATCTAACTGCTGCGACGTCATATGTTGTTTTCTGTTTCTTGTTATCCAGTTTCGGCTGCTTCAACCCAACAGCTAATGTTCGAAAGGCATCCGCGCCATGAGAATTAGAATCGTGAACAGGTGTCTTACGAAATACACCGCGACTGGAGTCAAACTCCTTGTGGTATCCCTTCAACGCCTCAAGACCACGAGCGCAATCGTTCCGTGCAAACCAGCAGCGCGGAAGGATCGCACGAACCGCATCGATGCCGTCAATGATCGGCAACTTCTTTACTGGTGTGAACTTCAGACCCATGCTCCGAGCTAACTCCATCCTACTCTTACCTGTACCTAATTCACGCACCTTGATGTCATGAGGCGCATAGTGCTTACCGTAAATAATGTCCTTCTGTACTGCATACCTGTTCAGCTCCCGTGCATAGTGAGGCAAGCCCTCACCGCTATTCTCATAGTAGTGAACCACGCGGATCTCATTCTTAAACAACTGTACAAACCAAATAGTCGTAGCGTCGTCCATACCCAAGTCCCACGCCGTGTGCACTGGCAACGACGGGTCTGGACTCAATGTATCAAGGATCTGCTTCTCCTTGTACAACTTACTAATATAACTCCCATAGTAACTCCCCTCCACGGGAGTCTTAAACGAGCACATGTATTCCGACTGGAAACGTGCCTCGTTATTCAACTCGTCACGAGCCTTCCGTATCTCGTCCGCTGGAATAGCTTTCGTATCCTTAACCGATAAGTGACTGCTGTACCAAGAACCGTCAGCCTGCGCCTTCAGCAGCATCTTGTAGAAATGATTTTCACCACGCGGTGTACCATTGAACAATGCCCAGCCACCATTCTCCGCTAGAATTGGATTGATCAACTGCCATGCAGATGGGTCAGAGATACTATACTCAGAGAACACAACTCCAACTGGGTTCGCGCCAACCATCTTATCAGGGTCATCAGATCCCATCAACTGAATTACCGAACCATTGCTCAGGTGAATCCGCATCTCCTGCTCACTCTTCCGCTCAACAATTTCCTTCGGAAAATAATCAATGAACTTCTTGCCCTCGCCCGTCATACCGTTCCATACAATACGACGCGCCTGATTACCATACGGCAAGACGTACCAATAAGTACCCACGCGCTGGAGTGCCTTGATCGCCACAATGTTCACACAGGTCAAATCCTTACCCGCACGACGATGCCACGCAACTACGGCACGTAGTCCACGCTTCTTCTGTGTCATATACTTCAGCAGCGGCAGCTGATAATGTCTCGGCTGCCACCCCTGTGCAGGAACCTGTACGTCCATATTAAAACTCGTCGCCCTCTACTTCTTCCTCGTCCCACTCCACATCATCATACTCCACTTCGTAGCTTATAATATCGGAACGAGCTTCCTGTAGCAGCATCTTACCAATCTTGTCGTTGTTGAACCTGTAATCGAGACAGCCAGTTTCATCGTCCAGCACCACGACCACATAGTTCGTGAAATGCTCCGATACAACCGCCTTTATCTCATCAAGTGTCATGTTTCTCTTCTTCGCTTAAAAATTCGTCGTAATCATTCTCTTCATCCACTATCTCCGCCTCAACCGTTTTGGCAAGCTCAGATTTAGAAACCTTGGAATAATCCACCGTCATGATCTTCATCTCACCCGTCATCGTCCCCTGTATATCCACACTCTTCAACTTCGGCTGAGTGAAGCTGGCAAGCTCCTTCCAAATGGAAATCTTGTCCTTCTTCGCTACGTCGGGATCATCGGTAAATTGCATCAGCTCTTCAATAGGGTTTATACCCCGCTCGGCAAACATAGCCAATAACGCCTTACGCTGCTCGGCAGGCGTAGGTGCTTTGCTCATTGTTTCCATAAACTGCTGCTTGATACTGAGGTCCTTCTCGACCTTTGCCAGTTCGCGCTGTGCTTCCTTCATGTCCTTTTCTGCTTTCATGCGTCTGCGGTGACAACGGCTGCGCTTTGCTGCCTGTTGCTTGGTTACCTGTTTCGGTTTTCCCGCCTCGTAGGTTCGACGGTCCACTTTTTTCTTAGCTGTCTTACGTGGCACTGTCAAAATTAATGAACAATTGGTCAGGGTTTGTCAAGCAGACAGACACTTATGACACCTAGTAGACACCCAAAAAAGGGGTAGTGTCTACTATTAACATATAAGATAATCAAGGACTTATGAATGGACAGACACTTATGACACCTACGAAGGGGTATAACAAAAAGTTTTTCATTAGGGGTCTAAAAAAGTGTCTTTCGCGTCTGTCGTTACGTAAGTCGTTGATAATCCTTATAGTTAACAACAGACACCTCTTTTCAAAAAGTGTCTGTCAGGTGTCTATGGCGTCTGTCAATTGTAAAAAAGAACCCATAGTACTATACCTTTGTACACCTAAACTCCCAAAACTTGAAAAATTTATACGCAGGTAGGGACCCCTTGTGTCGTGC